GCGAGAAGCATTAGCGTTGCTATTTGCTTGTTCAACTACAGAAAGTGCTGACTCACGGATACGAAGAGCCTGGTTCATCGCATGAGAGCGACGTCCCTCTTCTGAAATAGCGTGACTTAGTCTGCGAATTCTGCTCACTCTTGTGTACCTTCCTCAAACTCTGGTAATAAATCTCCATCAAGACTTGCATGACCCAAAGATGCTAAAAGCGAAGCACGAACAAAAGGGTCATCGCCATTTCTTACGCCGCGAAGCCAACTTGCTCTAATTGCTTCTTCTGCTTCGTATCCATAACCTGAATACTCTGCCATAGCAAGAATAGCGTCTTCTGGATATAGGTAATCTTCTTTATTTTTTAGTTCAACATTAAGTTCTTGCTCATACCCAAACTCTTCAACATCTTTCATAGATGGCTTTTCTTCTTTTTTGATTACACCATCAGGAAGAACAGCGAAACGACATACTCCCATTGGTTCTACAGGTAAAGAAATGATTTGGCATTGGTCTCCGCCAGCATAAAGAACACAGTTACCGCAATGAACGCCAATTTCTTGGTCTTTGTTCTCTGCCGCAGATGTGTAACCAGCCCAAATGCCAGTTTCATCTTCATTAAACTTTCCATACTTGGTAGCAATCTCAACAAGTGCTGCTGCTAACTCTTGTTCTTCTGGAACAAGACCTGCTGCCGTAATTGAATTAGATTTTTTAGTAGAACGAGGATGTCCAGAAGGTAAAAGGTCATTGTCAGTGGTGTAAGCAGAGTTAGTAGGCTTTCCAGACTTGAGAAGTTTTAGAAAAGCATTGACGCGACCCATTGCCCACTGGTTGCGATTCATTCCAGGGCGATGCGAGACACTAAATGCTCCTGCGCCACGGCGATACACCGCTTTGAGCATTCCTAGAGACGCTTTGCGTCCAGAAGGTGCTTTTTCATTGTGCTTAGAGACTTTTTCTTTCAAAGATGCTTCAGTTGCTGCTGAAAATTTTACTTTGCGTGCTGCTTTAGTTCCTTTAGCAGAATCTTTTTTATTTTTTGAGGAACCTTTGATTCGGTCAGACTTCGGTGCTGGTGTCTGGCTGATCGTCTTCGACATTTGGTTCACCACCCTCCGCAGGAGTTGCAGAAGTTGCTTGTTGTAGAAGTTGTTCAACACTTTCAGGTAGTGGAGCAACAGATGCGCCCTGTTGAGCCTCTCTTACCTTCATCATAAGTTCAGGACTTAGTGCACCAAGCATTGCTTCAGTAAGTTCAGGTGTGATTGCTCCCTTTTCAAAGAGCATTCTGATTCCAACTTCTTCTGCTGTAGGTGTATCGGCTGTTGAGAAGCCGTGAGCGCGACGCCATGTTTCTCCAGAGATAATTCCTCTATCAAATCCAGAGTCAGCATCCATCGCTCTGTCATTGCGAGTTGAGACTGCGCTTGGGTCATACCAAACAACAATTCTGTCAACTTCAGTTGCGCTAAAACCTTGAGCAACAAGGTATGGGCGTAGATAGACGATAGTCAAAGCATCCGCAATGAGCAACATCAATGGTTCAATGTGTGCCTTGTAGAGTGCTTCGTCAATTTGTAGAGCGTTCGAATATTTTACATTGGCAAGACCAGTGACTACATCCTTTGGAACATCTAAACCTTGAAGGATACGTTCAAGAACACGGTCTGCACGTTGAGCCAACGCAGGGTCGAACGAACGCTCAAACTTGAATTGTTTAATGGCATCGCCAAGTTCGGCTGGGCCACGAATGATAAGTGGAACAACTGCTGATGCTGACTCTTCATCACGAATCGGAGTCGTCATCGCATCGATTAGTTGTTCTTCAAACTCATCTTCTGCTTCTTCTGCTGTAAAGCCAGGATTTAATTCACTGTCTGCCTCATCATATGGATAATCAGGGTCGCCTTGTGCAGCAACTGATAAACCATCTGGTAAGTAAAGAGCGCCAGCGTTTAGGCGAGAGCGTGCTGTTGCACGGAATGTTCTGTTGAGCAAAAGAAGTTCTGCGCAAAGGTCTAGAAGACCGCGTAGTGATGAATCTGCTTCATCTGAATAGCGTGGGTGTGAACGCCAGATGCGTCCTACGAATGCACCATTAGCAAGACGATTAACTCCTAGTGTGCCACCAGTGCTTTGCTCACGACGACCAATAACGTTATATCCGCCACGAGCATCTGCCATAATTTCATCAACGGAACGAATGTCCCAAGATTCAGGAACGCCTGATCCCTTTCTCTCTGGCATCTGAACTAAATAACATTCGCCAGCAACTGAAAGATTGAGTGCTGCATCTTTGAGAAGACCTGCTTGTCCGCCGTATGCAGAATCTAAACGAGCAAGTGCTCGTTCTGCGGCAGCAGCAAGACGTGGATCAATAATTCTTGCATTGCGTACAGATGTTGGAGCCTCGGATGCGTTCTCTACAACTGCTGCGTAAATTCTAATTCGTGAAACAACTGATGCAACAAGGTTGAAGGCATACTTCACTTCACCAATTGCGTCGTAGTATTCCCATGCTTCTGATTGCCATGCTGATGAACCAGCAGCGCGACGTTGTCTGAATTGTTCAAACTCGCCTTTGTCATTAATTTTAATTTGAACTGCGGCGGCAGTTAAGGAACGTGGAGTTGAATAAGCAACAGAAGACATAGGTGATGATAAAAATACTGAAGCGGGGCCAGATACTTTAGAAGAACTGCGACGAGCAACTAATTGTGTAGAGCGAGTAGTAGATTTTGATTTACCCTTTTTAGGCGAGGATGCTTTCTTAGGAACCGCAGGACGAACAGGCTCACTGGATGGTTCTTCGCGTTTGAATACGCCCACAGATTTACTCCTCGTCTTCGTTACGGAACACTAGGACTACCTATCCTCGTGTGCGGATAACAAGCCAGCAATAGCAGAAAGTGCTAAGACTGTCTCAACTACTTGCGTGGCCTCTGGAATAATGATACGGGATATTACAAGTAATGATGCGACCCAAACACTAGTACACCACATACAAGTAAAGAAATACCCAAACTTATTGCTCTCTGGAGGGAACTTTTCCCATATCCAGTTACGGGGTCTGTCAAAAATCTCGTCTCTAACTATCAACCTAGATATTCTGTAGGTCGCTAGTCCAGCAATTGCTAACTGGAAGAAGTCTGTAATCAATTATCCCCCTGAGCCATCAAAGTGCTTCCATAAGGGCTCCAAGAACGCAAGCGTGAGCCGCATCCACAGTTATCATCCTTCTTGAAGGCTATAAGTTTTCCTGTTTCGGTAATCACTCGATGTACCTTTTCGTATTTTTCATAAAAAGTAATATTTTCTTGGAACACTAGATTAGGTCCTGACGGAGAGTCTACAGCGATAAGCAACTTATTGTTGAAAACCACGACACGACACCTATCAAGCCTTCTGGTTCCTTTTGGGGCAGCACCTTTGGGCATCAACTCTCTCAAATCCTCTAAAGAGTTCGGCTCTGCCAAAACAACTACTGATGGAAATACATCTGCTTGTACTCTCACTTAGTCTCCGTGTATTCAGATGGTATGTGGAACTCAAGCCAGCCAAGGTAAGACTTAGCAAGAGTCAGTGGAACTAGTAGAGGCTTCTCTCTAGTTGCTTTCTCTGGTGTTAGAAAGGTTTCTAAGTCGCTAGGCTGTTTAGCAACAGGGCAATACATCCAAGACTCTGTTTCCTGAAGTGTTGCTAATGGAAAAGCAATAGGGTAATGTGATTTTTCAGAGGTAAGTGTCTCTAAGCGTCTGGCATTGGGTCTGGATTTTAGTTTTTTAGGGTTGAACCAGACTGCTACAACAAGTTCTTCTTCAGAGTATGTGCCAGATGTGTTTTTGTAGGTTCTAGACATTGCTTAGTCGCCTTGCCATTGCTCTGTAAGTAACTCCAGCGGCTTCAGCGATGTCGGCAGCAGGTACGCCACGGTCTCTAAGTTCTTTTGCAATCGCTGTGAGTTCTTTGTTGGCTATCGCAAGGGGGCTATTGTCAGGTGTCTTTGCTCTATACCTCTTTGAGAGGTCAGCAAGTTGCTTGAGTTGAGGTCTCAACTCTGGAGGAACGCTTGGAGAGATAGACCTCATACGCGGGGCATTATTTAGTGGGGCGGTG